GACCCACGTGCGGGCGTTTGCGTTGTAGTCGGACGGTTTGGCCGTCTGTGCGAGGCGGGTGACGATACCGAGCGGCATCTTGACGCCGGTGCCAAACAGGATGGCGCGATCGAGACCTTTGCCGATCGCTTTGCCGAGCACCATCATGATCTCGGTTCCGAGATTCATGTCGCTGTCTTCGAGGAAGGAGTTGGCGATCGGGATAAACCCGCCGACGAGATAGCCATCAACCTCGACCTGATTGAGGGCGAGGTCGAGTTCGTTCAGGCTGCCGGTTGCCTCAATCCAAACGCCCTCAGGGATGTCGCCCATGACGTTCTGTCGCGCTTTGCCTTTGACGCTCTTGAGCGACACATGCTTGAGCAGCTTCGAAAACATCGTCATGTTGTCGCGCAGGACTTCGAGCATCACCTCGGGAATGGTGAGCGTGGCGCCGGAGACGGATCGTTTTTCACCCTTGATGCTCGAACGGATTTCGACAAGGAAGTCCTTGATTTCCGTCTTCGCGAAAAACGCATCTCGCTCCTGATGGTTGGAGAAGATTTTAACTCTGGTGTTCATGCCTGTTTCCTTTCTGCCCCTGTTTTCCGCGGGCGGCGGGTTGGTTCTGGTGGCGGGCTGCTCGGTCGGATTCTTGCTCCGTTCATCGAGCTCGTCGATCTCCTGTTGGATATCGGCTGCCGCCTTGTCGAGGTCGACCTGAGTTGCGTCGTGCGTGGCGATCTCCGCGTCCAGCGCGGTCTGATCCGCTTCGATAGCGGTGACTTCTGCTTCGACCGCCGCCCGCTCTTCCGCGGTGGCGGCGTCTCCGAGCTCGTCGATAGCTTTTTCCGCAGCCTGTTCTCGGGTCTTGATCGCGGCGGCGCGCTCTTCCAGCGCGGTTCGCGCTTTTCTGTGCTCGTCTGCCGCGGACTTCGCTGTCGTGAGTTTGCTCCGCAGCATCAGTTGTTTCAGTGCCATTTGCTTGTCCTCTCTTTCATGGATTCTTTGAAACGGCGGTTGACTTCCGCTTGCCGTGCATCGCGGGCGTGTGCCTCCGTTTTCTCGTACGCGGGGAACGTGACAATCGACACCTCGTAGAGCTTGACTTCTTTGATGAGCCAGTGAACAGACCCGTCCGGATTCTGCGTGAACTCTTCGTCGAGGATGTCAAAACCGATTGAGCATTGCGATACATCGCCGCGCAAAACTCGCGAGTAAAGGTTCATGGCCTCGGTGTCGTCTTCGTTGATGTCGGTGATGCCCTTCACTCCGTAGTTGTCGACGGAGAGTTGGAGCGTTCCCGCCTTCGTCCTTCCAAGAACCTTTGCCGGGTCATGGTTTACAAGACAGCGCACATCATCGTTGATGGCGGTGTCAAACGCATGCGGGTCAAAATTCTCGGTCGCGCCCGGCCAGAGTTCATACGTGTCGCTGAAAACAACGTGGTAGCAATCCAGCTGTTTCTTTCCGCTTTCGTTTAGAGCGCGGAACTGCGACAGATTGAGGGCTCTGACTTGCCGCTCATCGGTGTTCCGTTTTTGCAACGGGTTTTCTTTATTTGCCACTATCGTCCCCTCCTTTCACAATGAGTTTGTTTTGGTCTCCAATCTTGGAGTAAGGAATGTAGTTTTCGAGGACTGAACGTTCGTCGCCCCCGTCAACCGGATCGTAACCAAGCGTGTCTCTCACTTCGTTGATGCTCAGAATAGCTCGGTCTACTCCGTTGCACCCGACTTCCATAAGAACATTGATGGCATACGAGTATAGCGAGCGCGGGTTGAACCGGAAAAACCAGTTCGGGCTAATCAGCAGTTTCTTCGTCAACTCCTGCTCGATCGCGCGTGCTATCGGTAACACGCGCGACGAGATAAAGTTGTTGAATTCATCTGCGTCAAATTTCCCAACGCCCACTAAAAAAGGCGGCACTCCAATGATGGAAGCTGCCGTCCTCTTGTCGAGATTGATGCTGTCGATGATCGCAAGATCGTTGAGGTTGATTGGATTCAGCGTTACGACTTCTACACCCGTACCCGGTATCATCCATGGATCGCCAGCATTTGTTTGTTCAACATACTGGTGAAGAAGTTTTGTTCTTCCTTCGGGAGATGCAAACTCTTCTTGGAGCGAGTCGATTTTCACGATGATGGAAGGGTCTGGATTTTCCATCATAGAAGAGGCAGTCTTCCGCGCCTGACCGAGTTGCTTTGCAACAACCTTGAGCAGGTTCTCGCGTCCTACGCCAATCCACGGTCGATCCAAATCGGGGTTGAGCACAAAGTGCAGAACCTCATCATACTCAAACCGCTGCCCTGCAATTTGCAGATAGTATCCATAGCCGCCCGGTGTGTCTTGCATCAGCTGATACTGCCCGCGTGCGATCGGTTGAATGTCGTCCAGCAGCGAACCGTTGTAGTGTGGCAAATGCACGCTGTTCCCGAAGAAGATCATCTGCTTGACAATCACTTCTACCCAAGATTTTCTGGTGATGTATTTGCATGGATTGATGTCGACCTTGCGCGACAGCTCGTTCTTTATGCGATTGTCCCCGATCTTTGTGTTCTCCATCAGCCTGATTGTCATGGAGCTCACCATATCGGCGACGATTTGTGCTGCCGCTTGAATCTCCGGATTGTCCGACAGCTTTGTGTATCCGACCAGCCTGGAGAAAGCGTCCGGCGAGCACCCCGCCCATACGAGAGAATTGGTTGATCGCTGCTGCGTGGGTGAACGCGCTTGTCTTGTATGTCTTTTACTCATTGTTACCTCCAAACCAGTTTAAGTTTTTCTGGCTCTGCTCGAACGCTTCCAGCATTCGGCAGCATGCAAAAACACTGGCGTCGAAAACGTCAATGCGCTGCTCTGATTCGATTTTTTCATACTGGATCATGTCGTCCGTCTTTTCGATTGCCCGGACGTTTTGCACACAATACTCAAACGACTCTGCGTGCATGTAGTAAAGCAGGTCGTTCTTCGCTTTCTTCTCGATGTGCCGGAACCCCTCAGACTTGCGCACGTACAGCTGCGGTTGATCGACGACGGCAAACCCCGCGTTTTTCATTCCGATGAAATACTCGCGGCAGAACTTCCGGTCGTGTCCGATCTGAGATATCTTGAACCCCATCGACCGCATCTTAATGAACCACTTGACCACGTCAGCATGGTTGACCGTCGGGCTGTTACACAAATCCAGCTCGCCATTCTGTTCCCATCCGAACAGTGGGATATTGTCTTCGTCTGCCTTGCGCGTCGCCGCGACCACCGGGAACCAGCAATGCGGAATAATGATGTCGACCTCGCCATAGGTTCCATAGAGCGCCGCGGCGGTGAGATCGTGCAGCCTTGATAGATCGGCTCCGCCATACCACTTGATTGGCAGTTTGGCGAGTTGCTCAAGGGTGTAGCCATATTTCCTGTCGCTGTTGCGGAACTCGTTGATATTGAAATATGCCCTCATCGCAGCGGTGAAGATATTGAGCCGCTTTGCAAAGAAGTCCTTTCTCTGCTGCGGGTCATTCTGCGCCTGTATCGCATCGTTCATGATGTCATCCGGTCGGATCGATACGCCATAGTTCGGGTTCGCTTTTTGATGCTCGATCTCAGAGGTATAATCCACGTCTCCGTGTTCGTCCTCATCCGCTTTGCAGATGAAGATATACAGCTGCTCATCCGCCACCGTCCCGTTGAGTACCTTCTTGCAATACTCCAGCCGGTGATAGCAGAACCCGGTCGCATTGTCTCCCCCGGTTGTGATGCCGATGCAAAGCTTGTTCGTGTACGCGTTTCCCGCCTCGCGGATGACGTTGTACTGTTTCGCGTTCTTGTAGGCATGCAGCTCGTCGCAAATCTGGATGTTTGAAACGAACGAGTCGTGCTTGTCCGGGTTTGCGGCAAGCGCCTCGATGCGGAGCGAACCAACAACCTGACCGTCGTCATAAAACGAACGTTCAATCGAATGCTCGGCGTTGTTGTCCAGCACGCGAAATTCTTTGAGCTCTCCAATCCGTTCGAGATTGAACAGAATGTGATCAAATGACACACGTGCTTGCTTGAGTGCCGCTCCGGCGATCAGTATGCGGGATCCGCTCGCGCGTCCGAGGAAGGCGAGTGACAGTGCCAGCGCTGCAGCGAATGGTGTCTTTCCGTTTTTGCGCGGAATAAAAATGAACGCCTCTTTAAATCGGCGTTCAATCGTTCCCTTTTTCTTAAACCCAAGAAGGTTGTATATGATGACCTTTTCCCACGTCTCGAGCAGAAACGGTTTTCCGAGAAGCGGTCTTCCGTCAAGCGATTCACCCTCTTTATGAGCGATGCATGTTTCGATGAATCGAATGACGAACTCCGGATCTTTGCAGTCGAAATCATAGTCCGGGTTTTCTAAGTCGCGGAAGAAGCGTTGCGCCTCCAGCAACTTCTCCCGGCACGCAACCGTCTTATTGTCGATGATGTTCTGTGCATACTCGACAACAAGATCATAATTTTGCGGTTTCACTGGTTCTGCGGATCGCTCAAGAATCTATCCAACGGGCTCTTCTTGGGAGGCGGTTCCATTGAGCCGGCGTTGATTTTATTGAGACCGCTCGGCGTGAGGCCAAGCTGCGAGGCGTACGCGAGGATATCCTTTCGGTATGATTCCAATGTTGTAATAATCGGCGCCTTCTTCGTTCCGCCCGTGTCGGTAAATTCGTCGAACTTATAGCACGTGCTCATGTACTCCGCACAGAGCTCGTCGTACTCCGAGCGGATGCGGGCATAGATCGCGATGATCGGGTCGAATTCCGGCTTGTACGTGTTGACCTGCCGCATCAAAGCTATGGTGTTTTTCATGATTTTTTTGATGTTTTTATGCTGCTGTTCCTCGAAAGAAAGCTGCACATTTTTCTTTGCCGCCATGCGATCACCCCCTCTCGTATCCTTAATATAAAAATACCGCCATCCTTTTATCAGATGTGCGCTGCTATAGGGCAAAAATATTAAAATACTCGCGCAGTTGGAAGAGATTCCGAGCCCCGTTCGTCAGCCCCCATCCAGCTTTTCGCTCGA